CCTCGTGGCTTTGCCGTATGGTGTGGACGAGGCGATGGTGCTACGCAACATGGGCTTCCATGTGCCAGCGCCGATCTTGCAGTACTACAACTGGCCTGGGCGATTCCAGCCCATGGACCACCAGAAGGAGACGGCTGCGTTTCTGACGACGCACAAGCGTGCGCTGTGCTTGAACGCTCCGGGCACTGGCAAGTCGATCAGCGCACTGTGGGCTGCGGACTTCCTGCTCGATGAGGGCATTGCCAAGAAGGTGTTGATCATCGCTCCGCTGTCTACGCTGACCGTCGTATGGGGCAGAGAGCTTAAGCACCACCTGCCGCATCGCTCGTTTGTGGTCTGCACTGGCACCAAGGAGAAGCGTCTCAAAATGTTGGAGACCCCTGGCTTGCAGTACGTGGTCATCAACCACGACGGCTTCACCAACATGCAGGCGGACCTCAATGACTTCGACGTTGTGATCTACGACGAGGCCACGGCGCTCAAGACCCCTGGGTCGCAGCGGTACAAGCTCTTCGCTAAGTGGATGCAGAAGCACCAGCCGTGGCTGTGGCTGCTCACCGGCACGCCCATATCGCAGACACCGGCAGACGCATGGACGCTGGCTCGGCTCGTTGACTCACCGACGTGCCCGAAGAGCTACACCACGTTCAAGGACAAGGTGATGCAGAAGGTCACCACGTTCCGATGGGTGCCAAGGCCCGACGCGCTTGAGACGTGCAAGAAGGTGTTGCAGCCGTCGATACGGTTCTCGCTCGATGAGTGCAAGGACTTGCCAGACACCAACTTCGTCGGGCGTAAGACGACGCTGACAAAGCAGCAGGAAAAAGCCTTCAAGGACATGAAGGACAAAGCCGTGACGATCTTCGCTGCTGGAGAAGTCACAGCGCCCAACACTGCGGTGATGCTCGGCAAGATGCTGCAAATTTGCTGCGGCGTTGTGTATGGTGACAACACTACGATTGCCATAGACGCCTCGGAGCGGTATAATACCCTCACTGGACTACTCGATGAGATCGGTGACAAGGTGATCGTGTTTGTACCCCTGCGGGGTGTACAGGACTGGCTCAAGGAAAAGCTAACAGCCGATGGCTACGATGTTGCAACAGTGCATGGTGATGTGTCGAAGAACGAGCGCAATGAAATCTTCAATGCGTTCCAGCACACAGACAGCATCAAGGTGTTGCTTGCACATCCGAAAGTTGCGGCGCATGGCTTGACATTGACCCGTGCCAAGGACATCATCTGGTTCGCTCCGATTTATTCACTTGAGCAGTACGAGCAGGCGAACGCAAGGATTCGTCGGTTGACAACAACCGGCAAAACGACTGTGTGGCACATCTGGGCCACCAGCTTTGAGGCAGAGCTATACCGTCGGCTCCGCGCAAAGAAGAACACACTGGCGGAATTTCTGGCGCTCGTTCAGGGCGTCAACAGTGACGATGAGTAAAGAGGTGACTTATGGAACACGAGCAAGTACACGCTACGGAAGCGCAGCGTTTAGAGATAGAGACAGCACAACCAGTTTGCACAATAGCTATGGGCGCTGCTGGTAGCCTTTTCTTGGTGATACCGTCAGATGTAGACAACTCACTACGCTGGACAGTAATTCCACCGAGAACTCAGATCGAAGACTTGGTGATCACGGCGGCTATGTATAGGAAGACAGGAGAGACACAACAATGAACTATGACGTAGCAGTCGAGCGGTACTTGCAAGTCCGCTCAGAGATCGAATCGCGAGAGCGTGAATTTAAGTCGGTCAAGGCCAAGCTGATGGAGAAGCTGGTTGCGGTCGAGAACTGGATTACTGCCAAGGCGCAAGAGGATGGGCTTGAGACAGTCAAGACTCCACACGGCACGGGCTACTGGTCCACACACCACACTGCGACAGTGGGCTCGCGTGAGGAGTTTTTCAACTTCTGCAAAGAACATGATGCCTGGGATATGGTCGAGTCCCGTGCGTCAAAGACCGGGGTCAAGAGTTACATCGAGGCCAACGGCGCACCTCCTCCTGGGGTGAATTTTTCATCGACTCGTGTTTTCAATCTTCGCAAAGCTCAGAACAAGGAGTAACCCGTGAGCAACATCGCCCAAGTCCCAGCGCACATTGCAGCGCGTATCGCAGCCCGCCAGCAGGCAGGCACCAAGTCTTCCGTCGCGTCGGCCATCGTCTCTGACGGGCCGAACATCCCGCGAATCAGCATCCGTGCTGGTCGCTATCGTCTCAACGAGGACGGCGTGGAAACCACTGTCGGCGTGAGTCTCGACACCATCATCGTGGGCGCGAACCCACGGGTCTCCAAGGTGTTCTACGGGAAGGCATTCGACGCCTCCGCTGACAACGTGCGCCCTGACTGCTGGTCCAACGATGGCCTCAAGCCCGACGCATCTGTGCAAGCTCCGGTGCACAACTCCTGCGCAGACTGCCCGCACAATGTGCTGGGCTCCAAGATTCTGCCTTCGGGTGCCAAGTCCAAGATGTGCGCTGACCAGCGCCACCTCGCTGTTGTTGCAGCCGCAGACCCGACCAAGGTGTACAGCCTGACCGTGCCTGTAAGCGGCATGAAAGCTCTGCGCGAGTACTTCAAGGAACTGGGCAACTATGGCATCGGGCCAGAGGAAGCGATCACCGAGTTGGGCTTCGACGACGCGGCCAGCTACCCCAAGATCACGTTCAAGCACAAGGGGTATGTCCCTGAGAAGGCTATCAGCCGTGTCGATGCGTTGCTCGAAAGCGACTCTGTGAAAGTGGCTACTCGCCAACTTGCCCCACAGAATGCTGGCCCTGCCCTGGCAGCACCGGCTACGCGGCAGGCGATCGCTGTTGCCCCCAAGCCACAGGCGGTTGATGATGCCTACGAGGAGGAAGAAGTACCACAGAGTGCCATGAAGGCCCAGGAGGTTCCACAGAAGCCCGCCAAGCCTGTGGTAACGGCAGTGAAGGCAACTGACGAACTTGCAGCAAAGATCGACAGCCTCTTCGACGAGTAATAGAATCACTGCGTATGAGTCCCCCGGCTTCAGGCCGGGGTTTTTATCTGGGGGCGGTCTTGGACACGAAAAACTTTCTCACTCGCATCTTTGCCCAGCAAGACGAACTCGTAATCTGCACGCACAAGCCAGACCCATCGGGCAACAACCCGCGTGGCATCTTCTGGAATCGTGGGTCGTTCGCAGACATCGACGACGCGGTCACTGCCATAGCGCAATGGGATCAAGAGCAAAGCACAACCGTATATTTCGGCGTTGGTTCCTTTGCGAACCATAGCTACACAGACGACAAGGGCCGCACCAAGTGGCACCGCAAACAAGATCAGGCGACGTGGTTCAAAGCTCTTGCGCTTGATCTGGACATCGGAGACGACAAACCGTACAAGACACAGAAAGAGGGCTGGACTGCGATGGCAGCAGCCCTCAAAGTCATTGGGATGCCAAAGCCCATGGTCGTGTCGTCGGGGCGCGGCATTCACCTGTACTGGCCCATGACACAGGCAGTGCAAGCATCACACTGGGTCAAGGCATCAACGGCGCTGCGTGTCGCGCTCGAAGAGCAAGGCGTCACCATCGACACCAGCAAGATTCACGACCCGTCGATGGTGCTGCGCCCAGTGGGTACGCACCACAAGAAGCAGACACCGTGGAAGGAAGTTGAGTGCAAGGCTGATTGCCCAGACTACGACCCAGTGATGCTGTTCGGTGTGCTCAAGCCCTGGGTCAACAAGGCAGTGCAGTTGACACGACCAGCGGCGCAGCGCAAGGCAGGCAAATCGTCCATCATGGACGCAGTGCTCAACTCCAATGACGTGCTGATTGATGTAGTCGGGTCGCAGTGCAAACAAGTCGGTGCCCTGCTTGCGTCTGGTGGCGTGACGGATGCATCGGGCAACGATGTCTCTGAGCCTATGTGGCGTGCATCGCTGGGCCTTGCCAAGCATGCGACAGACGTGAAAGAGGCGGTCATAAAGATCGCAGGCAAGCACAAGGACTTCGACCTCAATGCAAGCCTCAACAAGCTCGATGGGTGGAAGGGCACAGGGCCTACGACATGCGCGAAGTTCGAGCAGTTCTGCAAGTCGGGGTGCGAGGGATGCCCGCACAGAGGCAAGATCACCAGCCCAGCGCAGTTGTCTGCTGCTGTGCAAAGCGAGGTCACTACAGAGAGTGGCGAAGTCAAAGAGATCACGCTGCCCAAGGGTTACGTAATTAAGAATGGCAGCGTGTTTCAGGAAGTGGATGTCGAGACCGAGAGCGTCGATGCCAATGGCAACACCATCTCAGCCAAGGCGGTTGAACACCAACTGGTGTGCTCCTATGAGATGCATATCACTGGATCGTTCAACGACCCCGAGAGCCGCAAGTCTTCGTTCAGACTGGCAGTCAAGTTCCCCATGACAGGCTGGAAGGAAGAAGACCACGAGGTGTCGTGCGTGGCTGTGATTGGCAAAGACTTCTCTTCGTTTCTACTCAATAGGCAGGTGTACGTTAAGACACTTGGGCAACAAGAAAAGGTGCGGAGTTTCCTCATGGATTACTTGACGATGGTGCAGAACTCTGCACCGACTGGACTTGATTACGTGGCGTTTGGCTGGCAGAAGGATGGCTCGTTCCTATGCGGCGAGAAGGTCATCGGTTCGCCAAGCGGCGGCACTGAGCGCAGGCTGCGCGGCCCAGCGGGCAGGTACGCTTCTATCATTCGTCCCCATGGCGAGCGCAGTGAGTGGGTGCGTGCGATGGACATGCTCAACAACCCAGGGACGGAGACGATTCGCTCTGCGGTTCTGCTCGCCACGGCAGGCATACTGGGTCGTGTTGCAGGCAACGGCTGCATGGTGCTGTCGATCTACTCGAACGAAACGACCACGGGCAAGTCGCTGTCCCTGATCGCGGCCAACAGCCTGATCGGATCGCCCAAGACGTTGTTCATGAACAAGAACGACACGGGCAACGCGCTGTACAAAATTCGCGGTGTGCTCAACAACCTGCCCTGCACCATTGATGAGTTGACCTCTGGCGATGACAAAGCCATGGCCGACCTCGTGTACGACCTGAGCCAGGGCCGAGAGAAGATTGCGATGACCAAGGAGCGCGAGCTTCGTGAGCCGGTGGTGTGGGATGGCAGCACGCTTGTGACTACCAATGTCTCGATGCACCAGAAGTTCGATGCAGTGCAGTCGAGCAACGACCCGCTCAAGGCCCGGTGCTTTGAGATACACCACCACGATCGCACGTTCATTCAGACCAGAGAAGATGGCAGCAGCAACGGCTATGAGTTCTTCGACATTCTCGACAAGAACAATGGCTGGGCTTTCCCTGAGCTTGTCGAGGCTGTGTTCGAGTATGGTGGTGCCGAGGCGGTGTGGGCACGCGGCGATAAGGCGTTCCGTGACAAGTTCAACTTCATGTTCCTGCCGCAGGAGCGGTTCTACAGGACGGGCATCATCGCAGCATGGATCATGGGCCACGTCGGTCGCAAGAAGGGCCTGTTCCCGTTCGACGTGGACGGCACAATCCAGCACCTGCTCGATCTGGTCGTGAAGTTCCGCAAGGACACCGAGGAGACTCGGCAGGATGTGTTCGACACGCTGGGCCAGTTCCTGCTGGAGCACAACGACCGGATCATCGAGTGCAGCGAGAAGTACGGCTCTGGCAAGGAGCAGGTACGACAACCTGCACCGGAGAAGGCTGTTGCCAGGGTCAAGGTGGTCTATGACGACAAGGCCCCGGTGCTGCCGGGTAGCTTCATCGCGATCAACAGCAACATCCTGCGCGACTGGCTTGGCCGCAAGCGCGATGGTCTCGACCGTATAGAGCGGGAGTTGCAAGCCGCAGGGGCATTGATTGCCAAGCGCGACCGGGTGACCATGTTCAAGGGGTGCGTAGGCCGTAGCCCAGGACAGACCCACTGTATGATCGTCAACCTGAACCACCCGAGGCTGTCGGCTACCCTTATCGGAAGCTCGTCACGTCCTCAGAGCCCCGTGACACTGGCCGTGCTGAGCACAGCATCATGAAGGAGTAATCATGGCACGCAACTACGACAAAGAGTACGCGAACTACCACTCAAAGCCAGAGCAG